TAATGCAAATATTGCATTAACATATTTTTCAATATCTTCCATAATATTTTACCCCTTGCTACAATCATTTGACCGTAGCTAAATTTATTCATTTTGTTGTGCCTATTTGCACGTTACGAAAGAACTAATGCAAAACGTATGCCAAACTTTTTAATCATATATAACTTATTATATTTCAATAACTTACATTAATTTGTTAATAACGTTTTATTCATTACTTTAATTAACTTATATAAGTTTAATAATATCAATAACTTAGATAAATATTGCTTTGTTTATTAGTGTGTAATTAATTTAACACTAATTTCAATTATATTTCATTTACCTTTGTAACTTCTTTAATATTACTATGTTATAACTTATGTCAATCTTTTCTTACACTATTAAAATTATTACACAAAATCAATTTTTACTTAAAATTTCTATCAAATTTCGTACCAATTAATTTATTTATACTTTGGTACAGTTATTGATATAGTTTTTAATATATATCAATTAGTATGCCAAATAGTTTTATTAACTTTGCTTAATTTAGAATTGCAATATAACATTACTTTATATATATAACAAATAATATATCATATTAGTTTAAATAGTTTTTACAATAACTTTTATATTGCTTAGTTAGTTAGTTTAGAATTGCTGGTGCTGGTGCTTAGTTTATAGTTTCTTTATTGTTGGTTTAGTTCGACAATAAGCGAGTGGGATATATTTTGATTTGCTTGCATAGTACTATGTAATTTATTTCAATTTACTTCTTACATAGTGTTAATTTAACTTTATTCATTGATTCAAATAATTAAATCTATAGCAATCAATTAAGTAACTAACATACAATATTAAATTTGCTTATATGAAATAATTTTTATATGTTTGATATGTAGCTAATAGAGATTTGAAGGGGGGAGGGTACTCACATTCAGTAGGCTGGAGGAGGGGAGGTATCACCGTATCTGAAGATTAGGTAAATAGAAAATCTATCAGAACCCGATAAATCGGTGTATCAATCCTCCTGAATTTCAGGGAAATGAATTTTTATGAATAAATAATCATAAGCTAAATATTATAGTAACTAATAGAGTTTCATTAAAAACAGAAATCTGCTGTTTAATGAAAGAAATTCGTCAGTCTAAAAATTTGAGAATTTAAAAATTATAAAAATGATAATCATTAAACTAATAGAAACATTAAATATCATACAGAATCAATTACCATTAAACGATTATATACTCAGACATATAAACTTATACCTAAGACATCAAATGTTAACCACGGCTGTTTTACGGGGTTTGTTTTCCGTCAGGTCAATTTATCCCTCAGACTAACTTATACAGACTTATGTCTTATATAATTATATAATATACTTCTTGTTTTAATAAAGAAAAAAAGAAATAGTTTTTTTTATATACTATTTCTTTTTTCAATATTTTATTTAATACAGGTTGATTATATAAGATTAGATTTTCATTTATTATTAATATTAAATAATGTTATTAATAAGTATTATTAAATATTAATTTCTCTAATTATATATATTATTATATCTTTAATATATATATTAATATAATATTATAATTAATATAAGTCTTATTTAATTATTAATAATAATAATATTGATAATTAAAATCTTTAGGTTTTATTCGTTTTGTTTATTTCGTATTTTTGTATCGGTTGATTTGTTTAATTTTTTATGGTGAATTTTATGGGATTTATTTTAGTTTTAATCATGGTCGCAATGTGCGGTGCTTCTTATTATTTAGGTTATAAATCAGGAGAAAGAAATGCAGAACATCCAGGACATAGTTAGGAGAATGTATGTTTGAAGTAGAAATGAAAAAGATGCCCAAGATATTAGAGAAGGCATTTAATAAAGTGTTTGTATCCGGTATACTCGATGAAAAAGAAATGAAAGCTATGGTTAAATTCGTAGCACCTCAGAAGAAAATAGAAACGAATCAGGAAGATTATAAATTAGCTGTGTACTTTAAAGCCATGGTTGAGAAGTATAATAAAGCAGTAGTAGTTAACTTACCTAAACAGCTAAATTCTTTTCATAGATTAAGAGAAAAACATTCTGATAAGTTAATAAAAAGTGTTATATTGCGAACCCTATCTGATAGCTTTTGGGTGAATGTTGTAATAGATGCAAACACCTTAGAACGTAAGTTCGATCAGCTATGCGGGAAGTTTAATATTAAAGATGTCAACATAGAGGTTGACGAAACATTAGAAATAGATTTTGATGAACAAGATTGGAGTTATTAAATGATTAAAGTTATTGCAACTATAAACCAAACCGAAGAAGGCATGGCATTTGAATTAGAACAAACAGGTACAGATGTATCTAATATAGAAGATTTCTTAGCTGAAAGCATAGCTAAGATGATACAAGCTACTGTTAATGAATTGATGGAAAAAATGTCTAATCCATCAACAACTAAACATATTTTAAATTAAGGAGGATATATGGAAATTGGCTTATTAAACAAACAGCTTTATAACCCTATACTAGATGAAGCTGAACAGCAGTTGATAAGGAAGTTTAAGAATCATGCTATCGAGTTCGCTACATGGATAGCAGAGAATCCTAATTGGGAAAGAATATTAATTAACGATACTGTGATGTATGAGAACCCTATAGGTGATAGACATACTGTATCTCAATTATATCAATGGTATATGGAGTCATTATGAAAGAAAATGAATTAAAAAAGGTATCAGGGATAAACACCAAGAACTTAAATACAAAAACAACTGCCTATATTGGTAAAGGAACATGGTATTAATATGGAAATAACAAGTAATCCTGAAATGATAGGGCGCATGGTAAGAAGAAAAACAAGAGATGAGTTTCTATTAATCATAGGTGTTAGTCCTATGTATAACTTAGTCTATATAGGCGAAACTATTTATGAACTAAAGGATGCAAACAAGATGTATGACTTAGTACCGGAAGGTGATGATGAAAAAGAATGAAGTATTAACAAAATATGCTAATCTATACGCAAGATTTAGAGATGGCTATTCTGAAGTGCAGGATGACTTTTCTATTCAAATTGATGATGATGCCGTATATGACGAGATACACAGATTTACTGAATCTCTTAGTAGAAGCGGTTTATGGAGTTTGATGGAAGCACTTAGGATAGAATATGGAACGCCACTTAGTGAATTAGAGGAGCATTGGTATGAAAAAGAGTAAGCAGTTTAATATAGAAGCTGCCTATCTCGTACAAATGGTAGGCTTTAATTGTGATGAGAAAGCTTATGAACTCATGGAATATATCGGAGATGATTACGATGTATTTACTAATATGCAATATAGAAATATGTACCGTGATATCAAAGAATATGCATTGATGAATAAGGTAGACTATCAGGCAATGATGAATCTATTGATAGGTAAAGGATACTTCGCTAATATAAAAGAGTATACAGACTTCATACTTAACGATAATTACGGTGACCTCTCTTATGTTAGCAGTCAGAATTTATTTATACTATTAAAAGATAATCAAGTCAGGAGAAACTTAATAATGATGCACCAAGAAAGTATAAACAACTTATCTAATAATGGCGATGTATTCACGTCAGTAGATAAAACGAGGGATACTTTGGATACACTAACACATAAAACAACTAAGAGTACACTAAAGTCATCTATGACCTTAGTAGAACTAACCAATGAATACCTTATAGAGAAAAGAGAAAATCCTAAAAAGTTTGATGGACTATTAACAGGATACAAGTCACTAGATAAAATACTTGGCGGTATAGCACCTACCGAGTTAGTCTACTTGGCAGCTAGGCCAAGTATTGGAAAAACGGCGATCGCTCTTAATGTAGCATTGAATATGGCAAGTGCTGGTAAGAAAGTAGCTTTCTTCTCATTAGAAATGTCTGTCAAACAGATTATGCTTAGGATACTTTCTATTATGTCGGGCATAGATATTAATCAAATTAAATATGGTAAACATCCACAGGAAACTATCAATAGATTAGACAAGTCATTAGCAGATTTTTATAATATGAGCTTTCATATAGATGATACATCAGGTTCATCATTACAGCATATCAAGAATAGAATACTTATGCTACCTAAAGAAGAACGTCCCGATATAGTATTCGTTGATTACTTACAATTAATGACTCCACCATCAGCTCAGATAAGGGAACAGGAAGTAGCCAAGTTATCATCAGGATTAAAACATCTATGTAAAGAGTTTAATATCAACTTTGTTGTATTGGCTCAGTTAAATAGAGCATTAGAAGCAAGGATTGATAAGCGTCCTATGTTATCTGACCTCAGAGAATCAGGATCATTAGAGCAGGATGCAGATAAAGTATTGTTCTTGCATCGTCCTGAGTTCTATGGGATAGATACAATGGATGACGGGAGACCATCCAAGGATATAGCAGAGGTAATCGTAGCTAAGAATAGAGAAGGCGACACTGGTTCTGCTAAATTAATTTTCCAAAAAACTAAAACTAAATTTGTAGATTAGAAATTAAAATATTATTTTTGTTAAAAGAGGAGATTGAAATGCCAAAGTATCAAAGAAAGCCGACAATAGTCGAAGCTATACAAGTAAAAACTGCGGGTAATTATGGGGTGTTAGGTGCGATAGCACTTAACGACTGGATTATCACAAAGTTAGACGGTGAGCTTTCTACACTTACCAATACAGAATTTAATAATGCCTTTACACTTACAAGTCAAAATTCAGATCTTATAGGGACAGATGTAGATGCAATGCCAACTTAATATACCAAGCGGACACAATGTAGAATGGGTTGCCACGTTTAGCGATGATTCATTTGATAAAGTTCCAGTAAAGAAAGTAAATTTCGACTATATGTTTGACGTTGATAATAATCACAAAGGTGTACTTGTTTCCTATAACGCAGGGAAAGATAGTTATATCGGTGCATATCCAATACAAAAACGTATAGATGTCAAATGATGGACACAAAGAAAACTATAAAGATATTAGCGTATAAATCAAAAAAGTCAGGGAGCTTATTGGCTCACCTGATTTCTTTTTTATTAGGTAGCGACTATTACCATTTCGAGATTATGCTTGATGAGATAAGAGTAGTTGCACGATTGGGGCAGCGTGCTCATTTAGAAGAATTTAACAATAAGATACAAGAGATGATAATGCACAAACAAATCAAAGTAATATATCTTCCGCCTATACAAGAAATAGATTTTCACGAAGTAATATATTACATTAAAGATAAAATTATAAATCAAAAATATGATTTAGCTTCTATAATTGTTAATCATTTTTTTAAGCAAAAGAAAGATTACAGTAGCACAAAGTTTAACTGTATAGATAGCACGTTAAGAATAATTAACTATATATATAAAGCAAACTTTAATGAAGCCGATTTCATAAACGTATTAAACGCAAGGAGTACTGTATGGAAGATGGCTCAATGATTAAAACAATGGATATGACATTATTCTTTTGGATTATGGGTGGAGTTGGTGGATTCATAATGTTGCTATTTATGGGATTGATGTATTTTGTTAAAAGACTAATAGATAATTTAGATAGGATAGAAGTTAAGGTGACAGATTTTAGTACGTCAATTAAACTTCAATCCTTAACTAATGTAGGGCTATTAGAAAAGATAGAAGAGATATGGGAAGAGATTAAGAATATTTACAGTAAACATGAACATGAAATACTTAAAAATTCTGAACGTCACGATAAAGTTGACAAAGAACTAATTGAAGTAAATAAAATATTAGTAGCTATGTTAAATAGACACGAACATAATCACGGAGAAACAATAAGTGTTATCGGTAAAATATGATGGCGGGATAGTTAAATCACGCATATCACTAACAAGCATTAAGGATAGTATCCTTGATAAGTTAGCCACAGGGATTGATATGTGCGGAGATGTAATGACTTCCAATGAAGACCCACGTGTAAAGATATCAGCCATGATGGCTATTATTGCTGCTGGTAGATATGTCAATGAAACACAAAGGATAACACCGGATGATACTGGACTAGACTTATCAGGGTTTACATTACTCGGAGATGGTAAGAATGGCAAGTCTTAATGACTACATACGACCACATCCAAAACAAGTTGAAGCACTATCCCATATAGGTAGTGGCAAGTACGTCTTCTTCGGTGGAGCGAGAGGCGGAGGTAAGGCATTGAATTTAAAGGAGTTAGCTCTAACTGATAGTGGTTGGAAAGAGGCTGGAAAGATAACAATGGAAGATAAATTAGTATCAATAGATGGTACTTATACTTCTATAAAAGGAATCTATCCTCAGATAAATCGCCCTATGTATGAAATACAATTTCAAGATGGGCAAAAAGTTAAAGCTGATGCCGAACATCAATGGCTTGTTTATAGCAGTAAGCACGGCTGGCGTGATGGATGGGTAATAAAGACTACAGAGCAGTTAAAACCTAAAGGGTTTAGTTTGCCTTTGTTGGAATCGCCAGCACCTGGCAATGAGTATAACGGTCCAGATCCTTATTGGCTTGGTTATATACTGGGCAATGGCTCAATGACGAGTTGTCGCCAAGTGATTTACACTATAGAAGAAGAAATCAAAGAACAATTAGAAGCTATGGGATGGACAACTTATAGATATGACTATAGTACGTGTTATCAAATACAAGTTAGCGATAACCAATATAGGGATTATTTAGGTAGAACATCTAAAGATGGCAAGTATGTGCCTGAAGAATTATTAATGGCTAATCCTGATGTTAGACTTGCATTGCTGCAAGGACTAATGGATAGTGACGGTTCATGCGATAAAGAGGGTAGAGCTTCGTTTTCTACTGTTAATGAGAACTTACGAGATAGCGTTGTATACTTAGTGAGGTCGTTAGGCGGAAGGGCTATATGGCATAGAAAAGATAAAATAACTGACCGTGGTGGACGTGGTTATTATTATGATGTGTCTGTATCGTATGGTGAAAAATTTATTCCATTTAGATTACCAAGAAAGCGTGATCGTTGTATTAAGCAAAAGCTATACAATCTAGGTATTAAAGCAATAGATTATATAGGTAGAGAAGATGCTGTTTGTTTTGAAGTTGACCATCCTTCTCATCTATACGTAATAGATAACTTTGTTGTTACGCATAATACGGAGATGTCCTTGTATGCAGCTGCTACAGCTCCACTCATCTACCCTGGGATCAAGATAGGTATATTCAGAAAGACTTATCCTGAATTAGAGGACGAGATTATATTGCGTTATCTAAATAAGTTTCCTGAGAAAGTATTTGGATATAAGTTCTTGCGTAAAAGAAATACGGCTCAATTTGCTAATGGATCAAATGTAATGTTTAGAGCAGTTGATGATGTAAAGGCAGCGACTAAGTTGCAGGGTGTGGAGTTTCAGCTTATAATAATAGATGAAGGTCCAAACTTTGTGCTTGATGCTATCTTTAAATTGATGGGTTCATTACGTAGAGATATAGAAAAGTTCAGGGATTTCATACCAACTATGCTTATCACAGGTAACCCTGGTGGACAGAGTGATAACTATTTTAAGACTAGGTTTGTTCATCCGAACCATGATTTGTGGGAAGATTACGAATTAAAGAATAAGGACAAGTATGTCTTTATATCATCGGGGGTTGCTGACAACCCAAATGTAGGCGAAGAGTATACCGCTAAACTACAGATGCTTCCTCATCATTTACAGCAAGCATGGCTCTATGGCAACTGGGATTCCTTTGAAGGACAGTTCTTTAATATGTGGTCACCTACTAAACATATAGTAGCAGACTTTGAACCACCTACACATTGGCGAAAGATTGGAGGGTTAGACTTAGGATGGACTAAGAAGCACCCAACAGTCCTTGTGCTAATAGCACAGAATCCTGAAACATTTGAAACTTATGTCTATAAGGAATATGTTATGGATGGTGTATTAGAACAGTATATCAGGGATATTAAAGAGTTAACAGAAGAAGAGAATCTTGAAGCTATATATGCTGATCCATCTATGTGGATAGAGAATAAGTTTAGATACGATGAGGAATCAGCTGCAAGAATGTTTCTAAGGGAAGGCATTATGTTATTACCTGCTAATAATAAACGTATTAATGGTTGGCGAGTAATGAAGAACTGGATGAATACAGGGCATAGAGAAAATCCATTACTTAGATTCTGCGAATCATGTAGCCATACTATTACAACATTACCATCTATGGTATTTAGTAAAGGTGGATTAAAGGAAGATGCAGATACAAATGGAACGGATGATGCTGGTGATGCTATACGATATGCGTTAGTATCAGGATTAGAATACCCAAGTCACTTTGATTTACAACAGATGCACGACATACTTGAAACAAGCAGAACAAAGTTAAGAGAAAAATATATACCTGCGGGAGCTAACTATGGCTAGAGTTGAAGCTGTTTATCCTATTAATACTGAACAAAAGAGTTATATCTATAGTCAGATTATTAGTGATATAGATTCTGTAAAAGAAAATCAGAACTATAAAAATGAATTAGGAAGAAGAAATATAGATTGGGTGGCTGGTCAGCAATGGACAGAACTCGAAGAAGAAGCTCATTACCAACAAGGTCGTGAGCCATTTGTGTTTAATGAGATACAGCATAAAGTGGATCACTTAGTTGGAACTCAAACACAAACACGCTTAGATATTAAGACTGTACCTCGTGAACCATCAGACGCTATGTCATCAGAGTTATTAAATAATATTATTAAATGGACTGAACAGGTAAACGACTTTGAATCATTAGAAACAACTGTATTCAAAGAGGGAATCATTAAAGCTGCCTCATGCGTAGTAGTACGATGGCGACAGGAAGAGTTTAACTTTGGTTATCCATCAGTAGAATCTGTGCCTATCAATGAAATGTTTTGGGATGGCAAGGCGAGAGAAGCAAGTCTTAATGATGCAAGATGGATGGCTCGTGTAATGGAGATGACAATCCAGGATGCAGTAGAAGAATTTCCTGAACATCAAGAGATCATCGAAAGACAATCCGGTGTATATACTACCTATGGTATGAATACATATATTGTACCTACAAGAAAGAAAGAAGATATGTCTTGGTATAATCAATCTACAAACCCAGCCCGTGGCACTATAAGAATCATAGAGCATACAGAAGCTATTAAGATATACGAGTATAGTGTAGTAGATGAGATACAACAAGCAGTAGAGAAGTTCTATAATTGGAATGAAGCTAAGAACTATTTCGCAGGATTAGTTGATGCCTATACAGAGAATGGTGTCATACTAACAGAACGTAATGGTTCGCAATTAGTTTATCTTACCAAGGTAAAAGTTAAAAGAATTATCAGAAGCGTTATACTTGGCGATGAATTAGTTGAACGATCATTGCTTAATCTAAATACTCACCCATGGAAAATATACTTCTGCTATTATGACGAGGGAGATTATTGGGCATTTGTTAATACTCTTATATCCCCACAAAGATTAGTCAATAGATTCTTTAGTCAATGGGATCACGCTATTGGTACATCTATGAAGAACATGGTTACCATTATGCCTAACCTATTGCATAAGAATTTTAGCATAGAAGACTTTAGAAGGGAATCATCTAAGACTGGTCCAGTTGTTCCTGTAATATCACATCAAGCTATTCAACAGCATCCATCATCACAGATACAACCTGAGTTATTCCAGGGTATAGACTTTGGTATTAATCGTATGAATGATTATGCTGGTGGTCGTAATGCTTTAGGCTTCCAAGAGAATGCCGCTGAATCAGGTAAAGCTGTAGAGGCAAGAGCATCTCAGGCAGGTGTATCTAAGTTACCTATGTTTGATAATCTAAGGATATGGAAGAAAGCCGTATTTGAATTAGTAATATGGTGGATAGTAAACTATATGTCGCCTAACCAAATCATACGTATCATTGGTGATGATAGAGATATTAAGTATGTAGAATTAGATGAGTATGTATTTGATACTATCAAAGAAATGAAATATGATTTAATCATAGACGAAGTAGGCAAGACTGATTCTATTAGAGAAAGAAATCTTACACAGTTACAACAGTTATTCCAAGTTACTCCTGGTGTTCCACCGGAAGTTATGTTTAAAATGTTATTACCTTATACAGGAATATCGGAATCACAGAAAGCTGAACTACAAGAAACTATGAATCAAGTTATGCAATACAATCAGCAGAAAGCTGAGCAACAGAAACAAGAGCAGTTAAAGCAACAAGCAACTGACCAGCTACAGAAACGTAAGTTGAAAGAAACATTGTTGTCGCAGACACCTGAACTACAAACATCAATGGATATTAGGAATGTTGTAAGGGAAGGAAGTGAGATGCAGGAAGCACAAAAGCAAGCTAATGCTATGCCTGCTGATCCTGATGAAGAAATTATTTTACAGAATTTGTAAAAATAATAAAAATAATTTTGGTGAATATTTTTAAAAGTATTATATTTGTTTTATGTTAAGAGGTAAAAATGTTTTACGAGTACAATCCATCAGATGATGACGAGTTGATCGCTACCGAAGAAGGTGACGAACAGGACGAATTTTCTGAAGACGAAGCCGAATCGGAGCAGTTTGAAGGCGATGATTCAATAGGCGAAAGCGATGAGCAAGAAGAGGGAGAACAGGAATCTGAATCCGATGAGGAAGAAGATTTAATAGACACGTGGGCTAAACAAAGGGAAAACTATCAGCAGACAGCAGCAGATAGCACAGCTAACAGAGTTGTAGAGACAGTATCTACTTCTCCGTTAATGCAAGAGATTCTTAAATATAAGAGTATGGGTTATACAGATGACCAGATTGCATTAGGCATAGCTAAGCTACACGCACAACAATATCAACAACAGGGACAACAGCAACAGCAACAACAACAACAAGAACAATATACTGAGGAAGGACAACAACCTGATATTAGAACTTTGATCCAGCAGGAAATACAAAGGGCAATGAGCCCAATGCAGAATCAAATGGCTCACCAACAATCACAACAGAAGTTAGCACAGAACGTTAATCATAACAAGTCTATGTTTGAAAGTGCATTTAAGAAGTTCGGTGTTACTGATGTAAACAACGAGAATACAATTAAAGCAATAGGAACTGCTGTTAATGCTCTGTACCCAGGTATTAGCTTAAAAGAGCAGGCATTAACCAAAGAACAAGCAGAGGCAGTAATAGCATTGAGTATGAAAAAGATAGGCACAAAAAAGAAAGCTAGCGGTTCAAAATCTGCTACAGCACCTAATATTTTGGGAGGGCAATCATCAAGTGGTAAAGCCCCATCAGTTCAGTCTAAGAGTAAAATGGACGGAACTTCTAAGCAAGAAAGAAAACAAAATATTAATAAACTGTTTATATAGGAGATACAGATGTATAATAACGTTAGCCGTAGGATCGCAGCAGGTGGAGCAAGATCATCCACTTCGATGAATCCTAAGAACATGCTTCAAGATATTACTGAGAAGATCCATATCCTCAGACCTGAAGCGTCACCACTTCAATCTATATTCCAGCATATAAAAAGAGGACCAAAACCTAAATCTCACAAGGTTGAAGTAATGCAGTATCATGCTGCCGATCCTTATGATTATTGCTCGAATGTAGTTATGGGAGCTGCATCCACAACTGGTGGATGGGATAGATTCGCATTACTTACTTTAGACCAACCATCAAGACCAGAAACAAATGGTTCAATGTACTACCAACCTCAGGATAAGTTATTTATCGTAGCAACTAATCAAACAGTAGAAGTTGTAATGACACCAAGCAATGCTATTAGCACTGGAAATGGCAATTCATTAGTAGCACCTACAGATGTAACAAATGGCACAAATAGCTTAACTGCTGCTGGAACTGTATTGGTAAGAAGTTTGACTCCAAGTCCAGTGCTTCCATTCACTACTTCAGATGTAATTGCTCAAGGTAGAACTATCTACGAATCACAAAGAATCGAAGCTGAAGGTCATGAAAGAGATTTGATTTTTGATTTCAACTATGTTGAACATAAAGAAGCAACTCTTCAAATGACTGAAGACCAAAGATACTTAGTGCAGACTTTGTCTAAGACTCCTGATTTCGATTTCCAACAGGAACAAACAATCACAGAGTTCAAACAAAAAGTAGATATGAACATGTTGTTCTCTGAACGCAACATTGATTTGACTGTACCAGGTAGACCTAAACGTCACATGAATGGTTTGTTTAACATCATTCAGACTAACGTAGGTGTTTATAATCCTGATAACGTTAATGATTGGGAACGTCTTGTGGCTAACTTTATGCATGAAATGGCTTTCAGATATAATCCAAATGGTAACAGAAAGATTGCTATCGCAGGTCCAAGATTCATTGCTAACTTTAATCTTTACTTTAAAGACTACAGACAGAACACTCAGAACACTATCGGTAAAGATATGGGTTTGAACATTGAAACCTATAACTTTATTGGTAACCAATTAGCATTGGTACGCTCTGACGTATTAAGACAAGGTACACCTTTAGAACATTGGTGCTTTGTTATTGATCCTGCTGAAGCTGAACAAAGAATAGTGAAAGACTACGCAACTAGATTCTATCAAAATAACGATGAACGTGACTTAAAGTTAATGGTTGAATGGCAAGGTACAGTGGCTTGGCACTTAGAACAAGCTCACGCTTTATTAAGAACTGCATAATAGGAGATAGAAAATGAGATACGTAAGTCAATATTTTGATTTAAGATTATTCAGAAAAAATGGTGACATTGCTCACTCTTTCAGAAATGGTGTATTAGTCATAGGCGATATGACTACAAGAGATGGTTCTGGCTTAACAACTAGCACTAAAGGTTATTCAATAGATTCTGCTGCTAATGCTACGACTCCTGAAAAAGAAATCATGGGCGTAATGAAAGATTTTGCAGGTAAATTGATTGATGAATCAGGTGCTGAAAGAATCGAGTGTATCGGTTTGGGCACTTTGAATAAATTGCAAGTTGATGGTGCTACATCTTGTACCGATTTACAAGATGGATGGTCACTAAGTCGTACTTTCTTTGAAGCTCCAGCTATTACGCCAGGTGCTACAACAGTTGTAGTCGGTGCATATTATGAAGTTATCAAAGGTACTGTTGTATATAACGGTGTCACTTATAAGAAAGGTAAAATCTTCTTAGGTGTTACAGGTCAAACTACTACATCTACTACTGATGGCGGATTATTTGCATTGAGTGTTTATCCATTATTGAACAATAAGGATACATTCTTAGACGAAGAATTTAAAATTAAACTTTTACAAACAGGTAATGAAAGTACTGGTTATTGGGAACCTGATATTGATGGAGCATTTGTTCCGCGTAATGGTCTTAGTACTGGTATTAATACTGGTTTCGGTTATACAAATCCATAGGAGAATAAATGGCAAAACAATTAGATGCTGCCATTGATGACTTTCCTGAAACAACTGAAGTAAAGGCACCAGACTATGGTGCCTTGAACCAGGTTGTAAAGTCACCAACAGAGCAGCTTATATCAGCTTTGACAAGCGATAGCAAGACGATTCAGAATATCTACATAGAACAAAAGAAAGGTGTTGGCAATATCTCAATGGTACATGGCAATACTCCTAATGCGGATATTACAAAGTCTGTAAAGTTTTTTGCACAATACAAGAAATTGACTGTGTTCTTAACTGATAGTATGGCAATCTCATTTAGAGATAGAATGTTTCATACTGACAAACCTGATCTTATACAAGCTCTTAGAGAGAATCAGGCAAACAATAATTTATATTGGGAAGGTGAGTTCCCAAAATGGTTCAAAGAGAAGCTCGAAGAAAAGAGTAGGTCTTTAACCAAAGATCCCGATGCATATAATTAGGAGATAAAATGAAGTACAAGAATGATTATAAATCAGATTTTGAAGTGTCATCTCAACCTAAATTAGCTGATACATTAAAAGCAAATAAGAAATCACAGGAATATAATCTTGCGGTTACTAATGTTAGGTTACTTGAGAAGGAAAAGAATCTTGCCAAACAAGAGCAGGAATTGCAGATGGGTAAATTGCTTATGCAACAACAGCAACAATCTATGCAACAGATGATGGCTGGATTGCAGAGTGCTATGCAACAACCCCCTCAACAAGAACTACCAGTTAGTCCTTTTGAATCAGGACCAGGTATGTTTCCACAGGGACAGTCACCACAAGGTGATCCAATGGCTGCGATGATGGGAGGACAACAAGACTTATCAGGGACAGGAATGGGTATGCCACCACAGGGAGTAATGTAGTCATTTATGTATGAACGGACAATCACTAATCAATTATGTGCGACAACATGTTCGGGACATAGGATATGATAATAGATCCTTAACGCCGGACTTAACTAATAATTATGCGGGTAGATTCTGGCAAGACTATGAAATACTACTCGCATTAAATAATGCTCAAATGTTTATATTAGAGGGCTTCTTAGCAAAGAAAGACTATGAAGCCCTTTCTTTATTACTAAACACCATCGAATATGATGGGTTTACTGTAAGGGTTCCTGGCTCTTATGTAATGCCTATTGACTATTATCATTACGTCAATGCAAGGGTAAGAATATCAGCAGAGAATCCATGGACTATAGCTAAGTTATATATGGGTTCAGACGTACTTCCTTATTCAAGGGTAAGAGATGACGCTGTGTTTATTACAAAAGATAGAATGGCTGGCGTATATCGTGGTAGCTATGATAATGTCAAGATACAGTTCAACTATTTAAAGTATCCAACTAAAATAGCTGTAGGTGAATTTAACAATTCATTTACTTATTGGATATATAAAAACCTTATAGCAAGATACGCTGCTGTTATACTTGGACAAAAAGAACTATCTACACAAAGAGATTTCAAAAACTACAAACAAGTTCTTAATGATATGATGAATAATTATTACTTCAATGCAAAACCTGGAGCTTTAAATGACGGTCCAAGAAACTATTAATACATTAAGAATGTTGATGGATGATGGGTGGGATTGGTATCAAGGAACACAATACGTATTAGATGCCATCAATGAATCACAAGTACGAGTACTCGATGAAGCTATTATGGCTGGTGATGAAAAATGTGTCCGTCCTTTGATTAGACATAATACTGTTATAGATAAACGCAATAGGACTACAGGTTCATTTAATAACTATATAGAGCATATAGATTACGATACATCTAAGCGTAGATTAATCCATACTTACTTATCTTGCATTGTGTATCTAAATAATAGGGTACAGATGAACAACGATAAGTTTGGGTTACAAGCTCAATATCAACCTATACAAACCTTTCTAAACTTTGATTCACAGGCTGGTCCATACTTCGATGATAATGATATGTACTTTCAAATTAAAACTCCTAATGCTATATACTATACAACAGGTAGAGATTCACAAGGGTTTACTCACGGTGATTGGATTATGTTTACTAACGGTGGACTACTTACTCAATCGAGGGCAGAACTTATCTATGTAGTGTATCCGTTAGAGTTTGCAGAGGAACAACCATTAGAGCTACCGCAAGAATATCATTTTAAAATATGTACTTACGCAGCAGAGTTAATCAATAATTCTGATGTAGCTGAAACTATGAGAGGCAAGAATGCTCGTGCTGAATTTGGTCAGAAACTTAATATAGAGAATCTATCTAAAGGTAATCCGAATGTAGGAGAACAACAACGATGATAACCTATAGTAAATTAACTTACGGTGATATTACTCGTGAAGTTCTTATTCGTCTAAATGAATGGCGTACAGGAATCAATTACAGTGATTACGAAATAAAGCACCAAATTAACCACGCAATTCGTGAGGTGATGTCTAAGTCCTTACCATACAAAGATTGGGCGTATAAGGTAACTGTGGCTGTTACAGACGGTACTGCAATGCCTAAGGACTTTATTAAACAGATAAGGGTGATATTACAGAATGGAACTCGTAATGTTGAGGCACGATATGTAACACCGCAAGAGTTCTATAAGACATCTACACCACGATATGGATTTAATACTGGTTATCTTATGCAACCTATCTATACTATATGGGGAGCTATTGATGCCTTGGGTACACTACCTGAAGCTCAGATGCTGATGAAGATTAGACCTATCACATTATCAGGGTTCATGGACTGCTATATAGTACAGCCATTTCTTTACGATGACAACGTAGTAGTCAATGTTCCATTCATTTATGAGCAACTTGTCGTACTATCAGCATTGGTAAAAATACTCGGTAGGAGTGGTGATGCAGAAAAAATTTCAACTTTGCAAAGATTATATTATGAAGAGAAGAATAAAATACTTAAATTAGTAGAAGAAAAAAATACAAATGAGAAAAAAGAATTAGATAGTTTTGTTGATGCGGTACCACCAAGAATACCACCTCAACCTGAACAAGGTGAAATGCAGAAGAAGTTATAAAGAAGGGAAATATAAATGGCTGATTTTATAAAGAAACAGAAGTACACAAGTATAGATACAGATGTAACGCTACGTGAAATGCTAAACCGCATTGCATCTGGTATAGTTATAAACTCTAATGTACCTCGTATTAATTTCAAGAAAAAATCTAAAGAACAACCAAAAGAACAAGTTGAAGATTTTGGGATGAAATATTTTGGTGTTCCGTCAACTACAGAACCTGAACTATCTGCTTTCCAAGACATAGAAGAACAACTATTAAATATTCCTAAAAATACATGGGGATTGTTTGATCCTGTAGATTACTATAATGCTAAATACGAAAAATATGGTGGGCTAAAAGGATTGCGGAAATTGCGAGAAACAAATAAGATAAACCAAGCAATCAGCCCGCATGTTATGGAACAGTTAGGGGCTATCAATACATTAAACGAATATGTACCGATAGATAATGCTTTGAAAAGCTCGCCTAATGCTTTAAAACTAGATACAGACACTTGGTTTGGTAGTCGTGTATTCGGATTAGGCAAAGATAAAAGAATATATATGAATGATCCAGTAAGGGAGTACTATGCAAATAAAATTGACAATGCTACAACATCGCAAGATTCTAATAAATACGTTGATCTATTGAAACAAGAAACTGAAGAGGTTGGTAGCATACTTGCGCATGAAATAACGCATGGTATACAAAACATGAGTTTGAAAAATATGTTGAAATATAAAGGAAATCGAACTGATGATTTAAAAGATTACATGAATCAACAAAACGAAATAGAAGCTCGCACAGTAGAGGTTCAAAGAGAAGCTATGAATAAAGGTATTGAGCCAGTATATGACCAAAGAACTAGAGCTGC